CGATGAACCTTATGGCGTGACGCTCGGAGAGACGAGATAACGAGGATAGCCATGTGGCTGCCGGCTGCGGCCGGATCCCGGTTCGACTCCGGGCTGTCCTCCCATGGCAGGAAGGATGTTGGCTTCCCGCTTGGGCTCATATCCCGAGTGACGCGGGTTCGATTCCCGCTCCTGTCCCCATAAATTCAAGAGCATTTCGGCTCATCTGAATAAGAGGCCGGTAGTTGGCATGAGAAATCATGTTGATTGCCGGCCTTTTTTATTATCCGCAACGGAGACCGTGAAGTCGGCCCGGGATGCGGAAAACAACTTGGCAGGATACCGCAGCGCCGGCCCTGCCGATCGGGAGACCGTAAAGCCGGCCCCAATAAGGAGAATGTTGACATGGCAGGAAACGCAGCAATGGACAGATTCGCACCAAATTTGCCTTCCGCAGTTAAGAAGCAACTGGCGAACGCCGACCGGATTCGTGAAAACATGAACCGGCCGCCGCAACAGGGAGACCCCGGGACACCCCCGGCAGCGGCCCCTGAAGCACCGCAGGCTCCAGTTGTTCAACAACCGGCCGCTCCGGACGCCGTATCCGCGCCTCCGGCCCCGCTGGACGTGAAGGCCCCCGCAGTCCCTGAAGCACCGAAACAGCCCGAAGGCGTCCAGCCTCCGGCACCACAGGTTCCTCAACAGCAGCAGCAAAGCCAGGAAGTGAACTCTCTTCGCCAGCAACTCACGACGCTGCAGGGGAAATACAACGCTGAAGTCCCGCACCTTCATTCGCAGGTCAGGGATATTACCCAGAGGTTGCAGCAGGCAACCGAAGAGAACCAGCAACTCAGGCAACAGGCACAGCAGGTCCAGGCAAAATCGGATGAAGCTCTGGAATATTTCAAGGATAACGTCGACCCGGTATATGCCGAGAACCTGGCGAATTATGTTCAGGGCGTCATCGGCAACGCGGTTGCTCCCTTGAAGCAGGAAGTTCAGGGCGTTCGGCAGGAAGGCCAGTTGAGCAGGAAGGACCGGTTCTTTCAGGCCATCGAAGACAAACATTCGGACTGGAAAACCATCAACGCTGACCCAGCCTGGCTGCAGTGGCTGGTCAACACCATGCCGCCGTTGCATGAGGAAACCTACGATCAGGCGCTTCAGAGAGGGCAGGAAACTCTTAATGCTGGGATCGTCAACAACATTCTTCAGACGTACAAGGATCACGTAGCCGCAGGTCAGTCGCAGCAGCAACAGCAGCGGTCGGGAATGGTCGTTCTCCCCGGCAGTTCTGGAGGCGGCGGCAACCCTGCCCCCGAAAAACGTCGTTATCGTCAGAGTCAAATCGCGGCCTTCTACGCTGAAAAGAGGAAGCTTCAGAACCCGCAGCCAGGCGTCCGGTGCATGTACACCCCGGAGCAGGCGGCGGCCTTGGAGCAAGATATCTTCGCGGCGAACCATGAAGGGCGGATTGATCCTGGCTGAGAACAGGAGATAATGCCATGATCAAGATTGGTTACATGCAATTCAAAGTTTGGCAACTGGCAGTCATGCTGGTTGGTCTTGCCTTGGCCCTTGCCGGCCACCATGAGACCGCGCCGTTTCTGATGGGCGCCGTTGCAATCTCGGCTGACAACCCGGCCATTTATGGCGCTGGAGCCTACCCCGACCGAACCGGTATCTTTGTTCCGGAACTCTGGTCCGGGAAGCTGATTGAAAAGTTCTACGCTTCGACCGTTTTCGGCATGATTGCCAATACCGACTACGAAGGCGAGATCAAGCAGAAGGGCGATACCATCCATATCCGCCAGCGCCCGGACGTGACGATCACCGATTACGAGAAGGGCGATACGATCACCTACGAAGACCTGGAAAGCACGCTTGTCGACCTGACCGTCGATTACGCGAAGCTTTTCGCCTTCAAGGTCGACCGGATCGATGAGAAGCAGTCCGATATCGCTCTGATGGATATCTGGGCGGCCGACGCTTCCGAGCAGATGAAGATCACTATTGATCAGACTGTCCTCGGTGGCGTTTATACCGGAGCCCATGCCAGCAACCAGGGTGCGGCGGCCGGTGCCGGCAGTGCCAATATCAACCTTGGGACCGAAGCGGCTCCCCTGGCGATCGACAAGACCAATGTTCTTGATCTGATTGTCGATATGGGGACTGTTCTTGACGAGCAGAACGTACCGGAATCCGGCCGCTGGCTGGTTCTTCCCCCGGCCGTCTGCGGAAAAATCAAGAAGTCCGATCTGAAGGACGCTTCTTTGTCCGGCGACGGGACCAGTATTCTGCGGAACGGGCGGCTCGGTATCATCGACCGTTTCACCCTGTACTGTTCCAACAACCTGACCAAAGTAACTGACGGTGGGACCGCTAAAGTCTCCTGGCAGTGTTTGGCCGGTACTAACCATGCCATCAGCTTTGCCAGCCAGATCACCGAACTTGATCACCTGCCGAAGCTCGAGCAGACCTTCGGTAGCGCAATGCGCGGCCTGAACGTCTTCGGTTTCAAAGTGACCAAACCGGAAGCACTGGTCCGGTCCTGCATCGAGGTCTAAGACACCGATTGCAGTGCGATGCTGTGAACCCGGCTCGTTTTCGGGCCGGGTTTTTTTAAGTCAAGCAGAAGGAGAATCATCATGAATACTCGTTTTCTGAAATCCCTGGCCATTGTCTTCCTGATGGTCCTATCTTTCTCCCAACTGGCGGTTGCCGATTCTCGCGTGTTGGACAAAACCGAGTGGGTCAATTCCCCGATTCTGACCTATGAAGTGACCGTCGCGGCCGCTGCGTCGTCCGGCGTGTCTACCGCGACTCTTGCGCTTGGCAAGGGGTGCGAAGTCGTCGGAATCGTCCCGACCAGCAATCAGGATCAACTTGTCGATAGCGTGGCACTGGCAGTCCTGGCGCCGACCGTAGACGCTATCACCCTGACCGATACGGATCCGGTAGCAATCACCACTGCTGCAGACCATGGGCTGACAAGCGGCGATCGGGTATACATCACCAGCGTCGGCGGAACCGTCGAATTAAACAACAAGTGGTATTCGGTTACTGTTGTCGACGGTGACGATCTGACCCTGGACGGGACCGACTCCTCGCAATTCACCACGTTCACCACTGGCGGCACCCTGACCAGCGAAAAGGGGCAGATCACCGTTACCCTTGGTGCTGCGGCGACCGCCGATAACGTCTTCGACGTGACCGTTTTTAAGTCAAAGTGGTAATCCATTTCAGCATCTGGTGATTGGATAACCCCAAGCCGACAAGGAGCAAGAATATCATGAGTGAAAAGGTCAAATTCCTCTACAACCCCGAGTCAGGAGAGGTGTTCAACGCGACTCCGTTGACGCTGAAGAACATGCACAAGTTGAAGTTGGTCGTCTGCCCCGAGGCTGTTTTGCGCGAAAAGCGACCGGAATTGTTCGAGGGCGGAAAGGTGCCGGCCGGCGTCGCGCCCAATCCGGAGCCTGCCCCGGATATCAAGGATCTGCTTGCCAGAATGAAGGCCCTTGAAGATGAAAACGCCATGCTGCGTGACGCAGCGGCAGGATCGGCAGGGGCTACTGCGGCAGATTCGGCAGAAGACTACCTCGATACCAGTGCGCTGGAGACCCAGGATCAAGGCGCAGCCGATGGTGTCGTCATGGACCCGAACCGGCTGACCCTGTTGGTCGAAGGAATTGAAAAGCTGGACCCGGCAACCGACTTTACCGCAAGCGGCGTTCCGAACCCGGCAAAGTTGTCGGCGGCGACCGAAAGCAAGGTTACTGCTATCGAGCGTGACATGGCCTGGGCCGAGTATCAGCGGCTTCAGCAAGATGGCGTGGACGCATAATCCAGGCACCAGGAGAAGGTAAGGGTATGAAAAAGGTCGATGATCTTGCAAATTATGCGGCAGTCATTCTCCAGGACACCAAGCAAGTCAGGTGGACTGCGGATCAGCACACCACCAATTTGAACTCCGCTATCCGCGAGATCATCGACCTTCGCCCGGACGCCTATACGAAATCTCGTTTACGCAAGTTGGTTCCCGGATATGAGCAGACCCTGGACGCAGCAGGACTGTTTCTCCTGAAGATCATCAGCAATATGGGGCTGGATGGCAGCTCGGCCGGGGATGCTCCGCGCATTATCGACCTGGAAAGCATGGATCTTTTCATGCCGTCATGGAGAAACGATGCAGCAAACGGAGTTGTCCGGCACTACATCCCCGACCCGCGCACCCCGCGCCGATTTGAAGTGTGGCCGCCGCAGCCGGTGAAACCGCATTATGTCCGGCTCCTGCAGGCAGAATACCCAGACCAGGTAACGGTCGGATCGAATGAAAATTTCCCGCTTACTGATAGCTTTGCGAACGCCGCGGTGCAACTATCGCTGGCCCATGGTTTTCAGAAGGCGGTTGGAGGGGATCTTAACCGATCAAGTTTTCACCGAAGCCTGGCGTTGCAAATGCTCGGGCTTTCCGGGCAGTCGTTATCCGGTTCCCAGCCGGTACAAAGCAAAGAGGCAAGGCAATAAAAAGAAGGGATCCTACCTATGGACGCAAAAGCAAAGCGCGTGATTCACAACATTCTGAGCAACTTGGCGGCCATCCTCTGGTTCGCAAAAACCGTCTATCCGAATATGTCGGCCGAAACCATCATGGCCTCGGTCCAGGACGGATCGATCTTCGGCCACGTTCTCAACCTGATCATTATCTACTTCCTCTACAACTATGAGGGGCCGCACCGGACCGACTATTCTCTCGGACCGAAGGATACCCCATGACAGCCCCTGTGCTGCAACCTGGAGACGTGTTCGGCACCGAAAACCCAATGCTCCTCGGGACGATCATCAAAGCCATCGAGCGGGTCAATTCGTCCGATGGAGAATCCGTTTACAGCCATTCAGGAATTATCCAGAACGAAAAAGGGAAAACGCTCGAAGCCTTGTGGCGGGTGTCTGAGAAAAGCTTTTTCCAGGAGTACAGCGGTAAAAACGTCATTATTGCCAGGCCGAAGGCGGATCACGAAAAAAAGCTCTTGGCGATCGACATTCTTCGCCGGCAGTACCTTGGCCGTATGTACCCGTTCTGGCGCCTTCCGTTTCATATTCTTCCGCCCGTCGCCCGCTTCTTGACTTGGAAAGAGCGCTGGCTGGTCTGTTCCGAACTGGTGGCAAAGTTTGAATACCAAGTCGGCTGCCGGCATGATCAGGTGACAGGTGCAAACCCGGACATGCTGGCCGACGAATGGCATATGTGGCGCAATTTTGATGTTATCTTCGAGGGCAAATTGCCATAGCAGGGGAGAGCTCCCATGGACGTTTTCAACGATTCAGTATTAAACGCAAGCGGCGATTCCCTCCAGGATGCCACAATTACGGTCAGGGACGCATCCACGTTGTCTCTGGCTTCGTTGTATGAGGCAGACGGAGCGACCGGCAAGGCTAACCCGTTCGTGACCAACAGCGACGGAGAGGTGGAATTCTCTGCCATCAATGGCCGGTATCAGGTGACGGTTGAACATGCTGATTTTGAGGATGATGTAAAAATCATTGAACTCTACGACCCGAACGACAGAAACACGCGAATCGTCGTTGAATCCGGTCCGGTGTTTCTCTCTGACGAGATCGTTATTGTCCAGGCGCTTGAGGATATTGAATTGACATTCCCGGCCATTGCCGACTTCGGAACCAAGCGCCTGACGATTATCAACGATTCCGACTTCACCGTGACGCTCACCCCGGACGGGACAGGCCCAGATACAATCAACGATGAAGCGTCAATAACTATGGAAATCAAAAAGGAAAAACTTGATTTTGATCCTATCGACACCAACTGGTATTAAGGGAGACCCAGGCCAATGCTGAAACGATTAACCGTCCTTCTCGCAGTCCTCTTTTGCATTCAAATTTCAACTGCGTTTTCGATCACTTATACCAACGTGAACGCGGTCAATGTGGTATCGCAAAACGTCATTGCCAACGATGTTACCGCAAACGAGGCGACTATTGGCGGAACCCTGCTGACCCCTGACACTCAGCCGACCAGCGATGAAAAAGCGGCATTGGCTGGCATGTCAACGCCTTCTGCAGACAATCCTTATGCAACTGAAGCTGATGTTTTAAAAGTTATTGATTATTCAGCGGCTCAAGCCCTTACCGGGCTGGAAGATGGCGATATTGTCCAGATCGCTTATCGATCGTCGTTGGGGGATGGCGGCGGTGGCCTTTTTATCTGGGATGATACGGCCGTAGATGTAGCGACGGTTGACCCTGAGTTTGGGGTCTACCTGCCGCCCGGATCGGACACCACTGGTGTGAGTGGGTGTTTGGTGCGACAATTTGCCCCCTACGGGCCGTCAATAAACTGGTTTGGCGCCAGCACCAGCGCGAATGACGTTGAAAACGATGCAGCGATACAGGCCGCACTTGATACCGCTAAATATCTTGGGATCGGTACAGTTTCCTCGCCTGCAGGCACCTTCGACTATACCAATCTGACAATTGACGGTGTTGTTCTAACTGGGCAAGGTGGTCACACTGGCAGGACCGTCCTTAATTGCACCGGTTCAGGATCAAATGCTGTAACGATCAACTCCCGTTCTTCCGGGATTATCGGGGTTAGGCTCGCAGCAGACGCCACGCGAAGATCTGGTGGGGCGTTAACGGATATTGAGTTGCTTATCTCTGCTGGCGATGTGGCAAGCCCCGCATCCTTGTCCAGGCTAACGATCCAAGATGTCTTTATCACCAACGGGGCGGGTATCGGGTTCTATTGTCTGGGAAATCCAGAACTCAGTACGATGGACACCGTAACTGTCCAAGGGTGCGCTGGCCATCCGATGGTGTTTGATGATGGGACAGTTGCAGGATACACCAACAAAACAACCAGGCCATTTGAGATTGCGTTTGACCGATTCAGGGCTTTTTCCTGCGGTGGGAACATTCTTATAGGACGTGCTGGTCAGACATCTGTCCCAAGGCAGCTTGTATTCAACCAGCTTGAAGTACTCGATTGTGCCTATGATACGGTCAATCGGGTTGACGCATACCAAGTCATTGTGACCGCTACCAATGTCACTTTCAACAACCCGGACATTGAAAATCAGCGGTACGACGAAGCAAACGATGTTCTCGGAAACGCAAAGGCCAATCCAAACCTTACCCAACCTGTCAACGGGATGTATGCCGGTTCGAATGGAATTAGAGTCCTGCAGGCTTACCTTTCCGGTCTGCTTAAATCATTTGATTGTGCTGCCATTAACGACATCGATATAGAGCATCCTGCTATTTTCTCTGGTGATTACGGGGTGGCGCAAGCCATTGGGATTGCAATAAATTTAGGCGCAACCGGGTTAAGGTTCAAGGGTTCTGCCCAATCTGGTGCAACGAGGTTGATCAGATACGCCGGTCTTGGCGGGGATATTATGGAAGACGGGCGACGCTATATTGGTGCTGGGACCACCGCCAAACATTGGGATGTCAGCGGCTTGGCAACAGCGACAACCGTGGCAAGCGGGACATTGCTTGTGGACGGCGAAATCGTTGAAGTGATGGGTCAAGATGACCTTGCTGATAGCATCGTAAATATCAGGGTTACTTCCGGCCACAATGGCTTTGCCGGTGCAAAGCTGCGTCTCTGGAACCAAAACGCAGTATTGGACTCAGGGACGCATGACGGGTCTGATAATGCCTCAGTGTTGGCAGACTCAACCGCAAGCTGGACGGTTGACGAATTTGTTGGGAAGCAACTCTACAACACGACCGATGGCTCTAATGGGGTCATTACCGCGAACACGGCGAACACTATTACAGCGACATTGTCGGGTGGGACTGATGACGATTGGGATAGTGGAGATTCATACGAGATAAGTGGCGGTTACGACCTGACCATTGTAAATGGCACAGGTGACATCTTGACAGCATCGGGAAGCGACACGGTTATCACTCAGGGTGGGTTCATGGACCTAGCTTACAATCCAACTTCGGATAAATGGGTCCAGGCTGGGTATTGAAATCTAATTGAGAAAGGGCAGATAATATGCCAATCGTACTTCTTGGGGCTTCAGCGTTTTCAAATCCACGGCCATTTTCTGGGATGACCAAGTTGATAGCCCCAGAAGTACCCGGCTGCCCAGATCCGATTATAGAAAAAGCTGTCTTGGATAATACGCGGATATTTTGTTTCAAGTCGCAACTGCTGCGCCTAGAGATAGAACCTATCGCGCTGATCAATGGGCAGGCAGAGTATTCGATTGTTCCGCCTGACGGATATGAAACGACCGGAATCGCCAGGGCCTGGGTCAATGGCCGGGAGTTGGGACCAATGGTTCGGCGCCCGGTAAAGAAACCGAGCGGCAACAGCCCGACGCATTGGCTCTATCCGTCGACCAACAAAATCAGTGTCCATCCGATCCCAAACGCAAAAACCGAAGCATCAAGCGCGGAAATAGAAGCCGAAGTTTTCCTCCGCCCGACGCTCACGGCCACCGGATGCGAAGATGAGATCCTTGATCTTTATGAGCCTGTCATCGTTTCCGGAGCGATGGGGAAATTATTTTCCATGAGCAAGAAGTCATGGACAGACCTGCAGTTGTCAGATTTCCATATGCGGGAATTCAGGCGCGGGCTAAGTGAGGCCCTGGTGGAATCCTTGCGCGGGAAAACAAGCTATCGCCATTCAGCATTTCCGGAGATCGTCTGATGCTCATTCGCCAAGAGAAGTTCGGCGGCAGCCTGCCGAAAGTAGCACCGAACCAACTGCCGAGCAATATGGCGAAGATTGCCCAGAACTGCGACTTGCAGAGCGGCAACCTTCGCCCGCTTCGCTCCCTCAATGCGGTCTGGGAACCGACCAAGGACGGAGAGATAAAATCCATCTATTTCTATAATAATATATGGCTGCATTGGATAACGAATGTCCATGTCATCAAATCTCCCCTGGCCGCAGATACCGGAGACAGGCTGTATTTTACCGGCGATGGAGTACCAAAATTCACCGATTCGCAGATGGCAATTGACGGCGAAGGAACCGACTACCCCCTGAAGAGTCTTCCGCTTTCGATTCCTGTTCCTGGAGCGCCGACAATAGAGGCATTAACCCAAAGAACAGCCACCTTTAAATCGACGGTATGGAGCGGGTTGTCTCAAGATGATGTCCCTAGCGCGTTTGAATTCACCGCAGAAACTGGAGTCAAAAAGGAGATCCCGGTTGTCAGCGATGAAGTGGTTATCTCCGGGATAAACGCTCCTGCCGACATTTCCGTTTCGGCTGGTGGATCATATTCGATTAATGGTGGAAGCTTTGTCTCATTGGCCGGGAAAATCTACAACGGTGATCGGCTGAAAATCAAACACACCAGCAGCGACCAGGCAAGTACCGAGGTTGAAACGACCGTCACAATCGGCGGGGTCTCGGCAATCTTCAGTTCAACGACTTCTGCCGGCACAGCAGATGGAAGCCCGGATGCCTTTGGTGAAGTGAAAACCGGGCAGCCGTTGGATGAAACTATTCAATTTACGACATTCAAGGTTGTTGGAATGGATGCTGACCTGACCGTCATTGACATTGCAGACGGAGAATATTCGGTATCGATTGACAACGGCGTGACCTGGGGAGAATGGAGATCAACGGCAAGTACCGTCTATTACGGGAACCTGGTCAGGGTAAGAGTTGATTCGGCCGCCGCAAATTCAGTGACAACCGAAGCCGAGTTGACGATAGGCGCCACAGTCGGCACCTTCAGTGTCACGACCGTTGCCCTTGGTGCAGAGACAACCGCTCCTGACGCTATTGCTCTTGAGGATAAAACCAACGTCCAGCCGTTGACCTTGATTTCTGCAGACGAATTCACAGTATCAGGCGTGACGGCCCCGGTGACGGTCAATATCGTCAATGGTTCGTACTCAATCAATGGAGGAGAGCCTACAGAACTTCAAGGCGTTGTCGCTGACGGAGACATCATCAAAGTCTTTCAGACGACCGGGGGAGAGTACAACGAGGAAGTCGAGACCAAGATTATCCTGAATGTCGTCGGCGGAGAGCTGACAGAGCAGGTCGACCGTTTTTGGCTGACGACATTTGCCAGGACGATTAACGGGATCACTGAGGAAGGATCGCCGGGAGACCCATCGGAGACAGTCACTCTGTTTAATGGCCAAGATGTTGAAATCGACCTGACGAATTGCCAGCCGGAAGAGGATGACGATAGCGGGGTGACGCATATCAGGATCTACGCCGCACTGGATGGATCGTTATTCCGCATTGGAGAAGTCGAGATTGGTGTCCTTTCCTTTACAGACAACGCCCTTGATGAAGACGTTGTGACCAATCCGGTCCTTCCAAGCGAGGATTGGTTGAGCGTACCGGACGATTTGCGCAACCTGATCCTGCTTCCCAATGGGGCCGCGGCCGGGATATCCGGAAAGCAGGTCTGTCTCAGTGTCCCGTACCAGCTTCACGCCTGGCCGACCGGCAGTAAGTATGCCTTCCAGGAGGAGCCAACAGCAATCGGAGCTTTCGGATCATCGATCGTTGTTCTCCTGCCCGGCAACCGGCCTCAATTGCTGACCGGTCCGGACCCTGAAGCCATGGCCCAAGATTATTTTGAACTCAAGCAGACCTGCCAGAGCGCCAGCAGTGTTGCGGTTCTTGGCGGCAGCGTCTGGTAT